TCGTGAACGAGCCGGTCCCGCTGCTGTCCGTGGTCTTGGAGTCGGCCACGGTCGGCGAGCCGGACGTGTTCCAGCAGACGCCGCGTGCGCTGATGGTGCCGCTGCCGTCGTCGGTCGCGTTCCCGCCGCTGGACGCGGTCGTCTCGGTGACGGACGTGACGGCGGTGGTCGTGACGGTCGCGGGGACGTAATACTTCGCGCTCAGGCGGATGTAGTCGCAGTACGCGGTCTTGCCGCCGGTGCTTGCGTCGGCGAAGAAGAGGACGCCGAACGTGCTCGCGGAAAGCTCCGAGACGGTCGGCAGGTTGGTCGTGTACGTGGCCGTGATCGCGGTCGCGGAGGTCTTGTCCTTCGACGTCAGCGACCCGCCGCGCAGCGAGCCGCCCCAACTCGTCATCGCGTACATCCAGAAGTCGATGCCGGTCGCCGAGCCGTACCACTCACCGGCGACCGTGAACTCGGTGATGACCGCGTTCGAGGGGATGGAGTCCGAGGAGAAACTGAACCCGGATACGTAGTCGGATTCCTGGTAGTAGGGAGCAGATATGAGGGCCGCGCTCGCATACGAGGCGTCGTCGGCCGACGTGCGCGAGAGGTTGTCCCAGCCGCCTAACCCGAACGTCCCCGGATAGCGCGGGCCTACGGTCGTGGTGCTCATCCGACGCTCACAGACTCATACGAGGACGCGAGCCCGGTTCCGACGAGGGTATCGGTCAGGGCCGTGCCGATGCTTGCCGCGCCGTCCTGTCCGTAGACACGCAGGTTCGCTATCTTTATCCACTCGTCGCCAGATGAGAGCGTCTTGGACGAGTCGTACCCGGAGATCAGCCGCAGGGCTCTCATGCCGGTACTGCAGGGGAGCACGACGGAGTCGGGCGTCGAGTTGGTCGAATACCCGTAGGCCCCAAGCAAAGACCATGTCGGAGAGGTGCTCTCGCTCTCGGCTTCATAGACGCCAACGCCGATGGTCCCGTAACTCGACCAGTCGAAGGAAAGCGCGTAGATGTCCTGCTCGACGGAGAGGCCGTTGTGCAGGTGGTAGACGAGCGCCTGATAGCTGTACGCCGGGAACACGGAGCCGTTCGCCGCCGCGAACTTGATGAACCCGGACTGTTCGACGTTGATACCCGCCGACCAATCTGCAGTCGGTGCTGGATGTGCTGGCGCGACCCACTGATTCGTTTCCATGTCGACCCAAACCCGGCAGTAGTCCTGACGGCGCTTGGCCCGCGAGAGCATGCCCGCGACCTCGATGGTGAGCGGTGGCCGGTCCATCACTCCCCCTGGTACTGGACGGGTCGCGGCAGGACGTAGCCGGACCAGACGATCTCGCCCGCGTACCGGACCACGACCTCTTCGTCCGGCTGCAGCTCGTTGTAGCCACGGGCGGCGACGTCGGCGGGGACCGTGAACGAGCAGGACGCGGCGCCGCCGGGGCGCACGTTCGAGTAGGTCAGATTCCCGGCCTCGTCGGTGATGTCCCGCCAGCCGGTCGTGTCGCTCCCGACCACTATCTGCCAGAGGGTGTCGTCGATAGGAAGCGTCATCAGCGCATCCAGGCGAATCGGGGTTCATAGGTGACGGTCACGTCGAGGGCCTGCGTCGGGTCGGTGCCCGCGGCCTCCTCGGCGATGACCAGCAGGTTGCCGCCGAGCGCCATCAGCGTGGTGCCGGTGACGTGCTGCTCGTTGGCGACGCCGTCCACGTAGGTGCGGCCGGTGGCGGCGTCGCGCACGATGGTGGTCGCGTCCACGGTGTCGGTCGCGGGATGCCATGAGAACATGCCGTCACCGAGCGGGACCGGGTAGACCCAGTCGATGCAGGCCTCGTCGCCGGTCGACGCGGACGAGCCGTAGACGGACACGACGAGGTCGGCTGCCGTGGTCCCGGTCACGTTCCGGGTCGGCAGGTAGCAGGTGCCGAGCTCGACGATGTGCCATGAACCGCGGGTGAAGGTGACGACGCCGTCGGTGTAGTCGGTGGAGATGTATCCCGTCTTGCTGTTCCTCACCTTGACTCGTGCCAGAATCAGGTACGGACCCTCGGGATACCCGGACGTGTCGATGGCGGCGGTGACGGCGGTCAGAGACTTCACGTACACGCCCGTGCCGCTGCGCGCGTCGACGTCGGACGTGTCGGTCGCGCCGGATCCCCAGGTGAGGTCGGCGGCGTCGGTCAGGAACGTGCCGTGGCTGGTCGAGTCGACCGCGAGATAGAGCCCGTGCGTGTCCGCGCTCGTGGCCGCGGCAGTGATGGTGAGCGGAGCCCGGTAGATGCCGGTCATGGCCGAGAGGCTGAGCACGCCCGGGGCGGTGACCGCGGCCTCGTCGTGGAGGGTGACGGCGGCCTTGCGCACGAACGGGGAGACGAGCAGCTGCAGCATGAACTTCTGCTCGTGAGCGACGTCGGCGAGGAACGAGAACGGCATCTGCAGCGGCTGCGCGTGGTGGACCGTCCAGATGGTCGCCGCGGAGGCCGAGGAGGCCGTGACCTCGAGCGTGCACTCGCCGGCGCGGAGGAACTCGTCGAGGTCGTCGACGGCTGTGATCAGCCCGGCGTGGTCGCTGGCGCTGAGCCGGATCGGGACGTTCATGACCACCGGCGAGCCGAGCGTCTCGCGGACCAGCTGCGGGTCGGTCGTGCCGGTGCCGCCGACCACCGAGACCCCGGCGTCGAGCTTCGGCGGTTCGATGACGCCGGCTACGCTCAGGGTCACGGTCGTCGCATCGCGCCGGAGGATCGCAGAGAACGCCATGTCAGCCCCTCACTCTGCCGCGTCGACTGGCGCGCGAGGCGCGCCCCTCGATCGCATTGATGTCGGCCCAGAGGCGCTTCACGTCGACCCGTCCGCCGGCCTCGGTCTTCACGTAGAGGTTGAACACGCGCTGGTCGACGTACTGCTCGCCGGTGAGGCCGGCAGCGCGCAGTTTGCGCGCCGTGCGCGGGTCGTCCAGCGGGATGACCGCCTCGTTGCCGTGCATCACGGCCGGGTAGCCGGAGCGCGGCCCCATGGCCAGCCCGCCGGCGGCGAGGTAGGTGCGGACCTGGGCGAAGGAGCTGTCGAGCGGGCGGATCTGCACACCGCCCGACGCCGACTCGACCGTCTGGCCGTCGCCGATGTACATCTTGAAGTGGCCGAACGGGACCCTCTCGCCGCGTTGCAGCGCGTTCGGGTAGTAGAAGAGGATGTCCGCCGGCAGCATCGTCGAGCTCGTCACCTGACGGCCGCCGTAGGTCGGGATGCGGTTGATCGGGTGACCGGCTGCCATGTAGGCCCAGTACGTGAGGCCCGAGCAGTCGAAGCCGCCCGGCGCCTGGCCGCCCCAAACGTAAGGATCCCCGACCCGGCTCTTGGCGAGCTCCACGATCTCCATGCGGTCGCCGCCCCAGCGCTTGATGACGGCCATGATCGCGTCTTTGGCCTTCTCCAGCAGGAACCCGGAGACGCCGCCGAAGAGGCCACCGAACGGCTGCGGCAGCATGGCCCCGACGCCGAGCTTGTCCCAGAGGTCGGTCATCCAGCCCTTGACGTCGCCGAAGAAGCCCTTGATGCCGCCCCAGATCCCCCCGTCCTCCTCGTCGCCGGGGCCGCCCATGCCCTGGTTGTCGCCGGTCGCGTTGGTGATGGCGCGCGTCGGCGGGCGGCCCGTCGTCTGATTGGGCGGCGTCGATTGGCGGGTATCGCTGCCGCCGGGGAGCAGCGGGATCTGGCCGCCGATGTGGAGCTTGTCAAGCACCCAGTTGATGCCCTTGATGATCTTGTTGATGAAGGTCGAGATCCGGCCCCAGGCGTCGGAGACGACGCCGACGATGAGGTCCCACTGCTTGCTCGCGACCGACTTGATGCCCTTCCAGATCGCCGCCGCGGCGTCGGTGATGGAGTCCTTCGCGTTGGTGATCTTCGCCCGGATCGCCTTGAGCACGGCGCCGACGACGTCGTCGCGCAGCCAGTGCCAGGCCGCCTTCGCCGCGGCCTTCATGATCTCCCAGACGGCGGCGAGCGCGGCGAGGATGAGCTTGCCGACGTTCTTGGCAATGTCGAGGATGCCCCTGAGCGCGGCCCTGGCGGCCTCTTTCGCGTGCCCCCAGGCCCCCGAGAAGTCGCCGCGCAGGATGTCGGCCACCATGCGCAGGACCGGAGCCAGGACCCGGTAGAAAGTCTTGACCACGGCGATGACCACGCCAAGGGCGGCCTCGACGATCGGGCCGATGGTGTCCCAGTGTTCGCGGATGAAGTCGACGATCTGCCTGAAGGTCGTCTCGACGCGGTCGGCGAAGGCGTCGACCACTTCGGCGGTCGCCTCGAGCGTCGGCTTCATGAACTCGAACGCCTCGATCACGTAGTGCCAGTTCTCCTGGATGAACGAGATCACGGTCTTGACGCCGTCGATGAAGGCCCCGAGCGGGCTCCTGCCGCCCTCGCCGCCGAGCCCCTTGAGCCGCTCGAAGAGGCCGCCGACGAAGCTCATGACGGTGCTGATGACGGCCTGGATCCTCGGCAGCGCCTCGATGATCGCCGGCATGCCCTTCTTCGCCAGCCAGTCGAAGAGCGGCTTGACGGCCACGGCGAACACCTGGGTCATGCCGTCCTTCAGCGTCGACCAGACGCCGGCGAACGACTTCGACTGCTTGTCCATCATGCCGCCGAACATCGAGCCCTTGTCGGTCAGCGACTCGAACGCCTTCTCGATGTCGGGGAATCCGACCTTTCCCTCTTCGACGAGTCCGCGGACCTCGCCCTGGGAGACGCCGAGCTGCTCGGCGAGGGCCTTGTAGATCGGGATGCCGCGGCCGGCCATCTGATTGATGTCCTCCATGCTGATGCGGCCGGAGACCTTCATCTTGCCGTAGAGGTCGGCCATCTCGCCGATCGGGATAGAGAGCGCGCTCGAGATGTCGCCGAGGCGCTTCATGAGCGGGACCGAGTCGCGCGCCGAGACGCCGTAGGCGACCAGGCGCTTGGTCGCGTCGGCGAGCTCGGGGAACTCGAACGGCGTCGAGGCGGCCATCTTCGTGACCTCGCCGATCAGGTCCTTCGCCTTCGCCGTGGAGCCGAGCATCGTGCCCATGGCGATCGTGGTCTGCTCCACCGAGGAGTTGAACTTGAAGCCGGCGACGGCGCCGACCGCGAGGCCGGCGCCGAGCGCCGCGATCCCGCCGGCGGCGGCGCCCATGGCGACGGTGCCGAGCTTGCCGGCCATGCCGCCGACCCGGCCGCCGAAGCCGCTGAACTTGCGTTCGCTCGAGTCGAGGCCCCGGTCGAAGTCGTTGGTCTTGAGGTTGAGGACGGCGGTGAGCTCACCGACGGTCATCGACACGGTCGTCACCTCCTGCCGGGGTCAGCGCAGCCTGGAGCCTCGACTCGACGCTCATCAGGCCCACGATGCGCACGCGGAGCCAGCGGGCGCTGCGGCGGTCCAGCAGCCCGGGCTCCGCGAGGTCGATGTGGTAACGCTCGTTCATGTCGGATTCGATCAGTCCCCAGTGCTCGAGGATGGCGTGCCAGCTGACGAGGTTGCCCTGGAGCTCCTCGGGGCGCTGGATGAAGCGCGGGAGGCAGCCGGGGGCTGCTTCTTGCTCTGGCTCCGGCGCTGCGCTCGGTTCGGAGCCGCCGACCCCCCCTGCGCGTCCCAGACCACCTCGGCGGCCTCACGGCCGGAGAGGTGGAAGGCGATGAGCGTGAAGAAGACCGCCTTGATGTGCGCCGAGGAGAGGCCGTCGTCGACCATCTCCTGCTCGGCGTCGCCGAACATCTCGGCGCGCATGGCGGCCTCGTCGGTATCGTTGACGAGCTCGTTGTCGGGGGCGTAGTCCTCGCCGCGCCTGGCGGCGTCCTGCTGCAGCTGCATCTGCTCGCTCATCGACTGCAGCTGCAGCCAGACGCGGGCGCTGACCGACCCGGGGAAGGAGTACTCCTTTCCCCGGATCGGCAGCACGAGGGGCTCGACGACGAGGAACTCGTCCAGGTCGCGGAACGACATCTGTCGCCCCTATCAGCTGTAGGTGAAGCTGGGCATCACCGTCGAGGCGCCGGTCGCGTTGGTCACGCAGACCTGGTAGCTGCCCGCCGTCTTCGCGGGCACGGTGCCGACGATCACGGTGTCGCTGACCACGTTGTAGTCGGTGAACGCCGTGCCGCCGGACCCGCCCATCTTGACGGAGACGGTGCCGGTGAAGCCCTGGCCGTAGATGTAGACGGGCTCGCCGCCAGCGGCCGCGCCGGCGGCCGGGGTCACGGAGCTGACGATCGGCACCGAGGCGGCGAAGTCCGGGTGCGTGAGCGTCGCGCGGGCGCCCTGGCCGGTGAGCGTGACGGAGACCGAGGCGAGGGCGTCCATGCCGCCGCCGTCCTCGGACCAGGAGACGGTCGCGTAGCCGCGGTACGCCTCGACGATCGGGCCGGAGTCGGTGACCTCATACCAGCGGATGTCGACGCGGTTCGCGAGGCCCATGTTCATGGACGCGGCGCGCAGGACCTCGGCGCCGGGGTCGTAGACGAGGGCGCTCGCGGCGGTGACCTTGCGGGCGAGCTTGAGCTCGACCTTCCAGCCGAGCGCCGTGATCGTCGAGCTCTTGTATCCGCCGCTGTCGTAGTCCGAGTCGTCCTGGACGCTCGGGTCGAGCGGGGCCTTGAAGTCCTCGACGCCGTTCACGGCGGTCCACACGGGAGCCGCATACGTGCCGGTGTTGACGTCGAGATACCAGCGACGCGCGAGCGTCGCGGCACCGAGGGGCGTTCTGTCTACGTGGGGCATGGTGGCTCCTTCTACGAGCGGTTGTCTGACGGTCGGTGTACCGTGGCGTAGTAGTTGCTGGTCCGCATCCAGCGGCCGTTCTCGTCCTGGCCGAGACTCGCCGCCGACTGCCGCAGGCACTGCACGACCGTTACGCCTGTCGAGAGCGTGAGTGCCGTCTTTCCGTGGAGCAGGTCGAAGATCGCGTCGTCGAGGTCGTCCACCGGGCGCGGGTCGGAGCCGCCCCAGCGCGTGCGCACCTGGACGCCGAGTACCGAGTCCGAGAGCGCCGGCGAATCCGAGACGCCGTAGGCGGAGAGCGTCACGACGCGGTCGGGGGACTGCGGGATCACGCCGAGGACGATGCCGGTCTGCAGCGTCGTGTAGGCCCCGGACGTCGACCAGGTCGCGCCGATGCCGGCGCCGCCGATGTAGGCGGCGAGGCCGGTGAGCAGGTCTGTCACGAAGCCGGGCATCAGGTCAGGCGCTGCGGAAGTCGGCGACGGTGAAGACGCCGGAGCTCGTTGTCGGTCTTGGCGAAGAAGCTGCCGAGGCAGCGCCAGGACAGGGGGAGGACGCCGGAGCCGACGGTCACGTAGGCGCCGTTGTCGTGGATCGCGCAGTGCGCGTTGAAGCCCGCCTTCTCGGCGGTCAGGAGGGTGTTCGCGGTCGCCTGGTCCGAGGCGTCTGCGACCGCGGCGAGCGTGGCGTGGTTCGTCGGGTCCCCGACACCGCCGTGCGCCGCGTCCGCGTCGGCCATGTGCGCGAGCAGAGCCGTCTTGATGGCGTTGGCGTGACAGATGACGGCGGGCAGGTCGGCCGAGCCCGCGGCGCCGACTCCGCAGTGGCTGTTCCAGTACGTCTTCAGGAGGTTGATCAGCGTCTGCACCGTGGCCTCGTCGCTGGCCGCCGTGGTGGCCGTGGCGAGGCGCAGGTTCTCGATGTCCGCCGGCGTGTGCACGGTGGCGCTGCCGAAGTGCGCGATCATCGCGGTGCGTAGCAGGTTTACCTTGGTGACCAGCGCGCCGACGGTGGCCGGCGTGCCGCCGAAGTCGGCGGCGAAGGGGGGGTGCTGATTTTTGGGGGGCGATAGCCGGTG